CGCCTGAATACAGGAAGCCGAAGTGCCTGCTGTTCAACTGCTGGCTCGAAGAGCCGTACAAAAAGTGCGAACCCTGCCGCAGGGCGTGCGCGGAGGTTGACGAAAAGTGAAAGCAGTTCTTTTGAGCATCCGGCCCGAATGGTGTGACCTCATCCTTCAGGGCAAGAAAACCGTTGAGGTGCGCAAGACGCGTCCGAAGATGAAAACACCATTTAAGGTGTATATCTACTGCACGAAAGCTCCCCACGCTGGTTGGTTACGAATTGTTCCGGGTAAAGGGTGGCTGCGATTGGACAGTTTGGTTATCGGTGAGTTTACCTGTGACCGTATTTCGACCATTACGCCACCGGGGCCGTTTAGTATTCGGAATGGAGTATCTGGGTGCTGTCTTACCTATGATGAAGTGAAAGAGTATGCAGGGTGGAACAAAACTGCGGTGCCACATGATAGGCTTCGTGATTTGTATGGATGGTACATCTCCGACCTCAAAATCTACGATAAGCCCCGTAGCCTGCACGAGTTTTGCCGTTTCGACTTTCAAAGCATGAACGGAACCAACATTTGCGGGAACACGAAATGTGAGAATTATATGCCGTCTGACAGTTGGATGCAGCCGCCAGAATGTGCCATTGAGGGATGTTATCTGAAACGCCCTCCGCAGAGTTGGTGCTATATAACAGAAAGGAGGGAAGACAATGAGTTGCAGGAATTGTAAAGCGAGGACGCATTGCTCAATCTGCGTGGGGGAAGGGAGCATTGCGTGCTTTCTGACATCTATGCTATATGGCGGAACCCACGGCGATTATGACGCGGAATCAGGCGGTACGCGGCCTACCTACTGCGCATATTGTGGCCGTCCACTAAAAATTGTCGAAAACGAGCGCTTCTGTGACAATGCCAATTGTCTGAACCGGTATCAATTTATATAAAAATGAACTGTTTGAATTGCATCCACTACATATCCCTTGACCCGCCCATCCGGCGCACCGATGCCCACGGCCAGACCTACGAGGTGCCGGGCCTGTGCAAAATTGGTGCAGACCACATAATTTGTGGCCTTCCGGTCTACAAACCTACCGCAAGTTGTGATAAAATAGCAGAAGCACCGCCGAAAGGCGGCAGCTGAAGTGCATACGGAGGTAGGTTGTGACCATTCAGGAATTGTCCAAGTATTACGACATTCAGACGGCGCTCGAAAAGGATCGGGAGGTTTACGATAATCTGCGACAGAAAGCAGGTCCGGCCTCCCCGCAACTGACAGGAATGCCCCATGTTTCCGGTGTCAGGGATAAGGTCGGAGATCTGGCCGTAGAACTGGCGGACATGGAAGACCGCATTCAGTACTTAGAGGCGCAGGCCCAGACGGAACGGCTCAAAGTAGAGGCGTACTGCCGCAGCATCATGGATGCCCGGCTATACCTTATCTTCCGGCTACGGTTCGTCCGCTGCCTGACGTGGGCGGAAATTGCCGGGAAACTCGGAAAGTGCTACACTGAAAATGGCGTATCTCGGATGGTCTACAATTATCTTTCCACACATTGATTGAGAGGCTCTGCCAAGCGCAGGGCCTCTTTTTTGTTTTGGAGATAAAGGGAGATGCTGACGGATAATGGCGGACGGTTTGACATGGTGGCGGATGGCGGCGGACGATGGTAGATGATGGCGGACGATAGTAGACTGTTTGACATCGTGGTAGATGATGGTACACGCTTTGACATGAATGTAGATGACAACGGATAGAACCTGTGATATTATTAGGCTGCAAAATCCCAATCAAGCCAAGCGGCACTCACTATTCCCGGTGAGCGCCGCTATTTTATTGCACCGAAAGGAGGATATCCGTGCCGTGCGTTGCTCCTTTGCGCATGGCATCACCGCTGCACCTTGAAAGTTCGGGGTGCAGCAAGCTGGGCACTTCGCCAGGCCCGGTTCAAAGAAGGAGTTTTCCGAATGTATCAGAAAATCAAAAACAAGTTCAAAGCAAACCCCACTCTGTTCTATGCCTGCTCCATTGTTGCATCATGGGCAGGCGTGGGCAGCCTCATGAATTTCCGCACACTGGCTACCAGCAACGGCGCAACCGCAGCTATCATCTGGGCCGTGTTCAACTCGCTTTCCTGCATTCTCTTCGGTCTGTTTGCGGAGTACATCCCGACCGTCCGGCGTATCATGCAGAGCAAAGTGATGTTCTACTTCATCGGCTTTTTGACCATGTTCCAAACGTGGACGCAGATGAGTGGCATCTATGAAATCTTCGGCGACACCCCGATTGGTACGCAGGGCGGCATGGTTATCGTCTATGCCACCTGCGCCATCTTCCTGCTTATGCTGCTGAAAGACGGCATGATTCGCAACGTTCTATCCGATGGCTTCTCATGGGTGGTGGTCTATGGTCTGCTGGCCGTTGTTGTCGTTGCAGCTCTGGTTCACACTCATGGCAACTTCGTCAACATCGACCCCGGCCTGAACGCTGCTGGCATCCAGACTGGCCTCTACAAAGGCTTTCTGCTGCTGCCCGGCCCGTTCACTTATCCGTACTACTACTCGCTGTTTTCCTACAACGACAAGAACGATGATGGCACCCGGAACGGCAACATGAAAATGTCCTTTGTGCTGGCAGGCGTGATGTTCGGCGTGTACATGGTGCTGGCTGCATTGCTCACATGGGTGAATTTCAGCCCGCTGCTGAATACGCTGAAAGCTATCCTGATCACCATCATTGCACTGTCCTCGCTGTCCACTTATCTCTATTCGGAGTATTTGGTGTTTGGCAAAAAGGTCGGTTTTGCGCTGGATGTGTTCACGGTGGCCTCGTGGCAAATTCTGATTCCGCTGGGTGTTATGGGTATCTGGACGCTGATGAGCGAGATCCGCGTATACATCATCGTTGCTGTTCTCATGGCATCCGTCGTTCTGCACCTCGTTTCGGATGAAAAGGAGGGCGCACGATGAAAAAGGTTTTGGGCAGAAAGCAGGTCAGCCGGAATGCCGACTGGCTGGCGGCGATGCAGCACATCGAGGAATTGATTTCACAGGATGAAGTCGATGCCTTTGAAGATGCTGCGGTCGAACGTATCATCAAAGCTACGGCAGGAAAGAGCGCGGCCTACGCGTGGAGCGCCGGAAAGGACAGCATTGTCCTCGGCAAGCTCTGTGAAAAGGCTGGCGTGAAAGACTGTTTCTTTGGTCATTGCGAGCTGGAATTCCCGGAGTACCTCTCCTGGGCTCTGGAAAACGCCCCGGCTGGCTGCGAAGTTATCAATACTGGCCTGAACCTTGAATGGCTGGAAAAGCACCCAGAGCTGCTGTTCGTGAACGACGCAAAGCGCCTGAACATCTGGTATGGGCTGCTCCAGCGCCGTACGTTTACCACCTACTTTGAGGAGCATGGAACGGAACTGCTGCTGGTAGGACACCGCGTCATAGACGGGAACACCTGCGGAAAGGACTACACCATCCGCAAAAAGTCCGACGAAACTCGGTATGCTGCCATTGCAGACTGGCCGCATGAGGCTGTTCTGGGCTACATCCACTATCACGGTCTGGCATTGCCGCCGACGTACCAGTGGGGAAATGGCTGGGTCTATGGCCCTACGCCTTGGCCCATCTGGGGAGAACCGGTAACGGTCGAGGATGGCTTCAAGCTGATTTTCAGCCTGTCGCCGGAAGTCGTCCGTGATGCCGCAGAGGTCATTCCTGCTGCCCGTGCCTTTCTGGAAGGGAGGGCTGGCAAGTGATTATCACACAGAAGAAGCTCTCCGAGCTGCATAAGCCCGCCCGCAACATCCGCCGGCATTCCGAAAAGCAGTTGACCGAGTACATCCGCAGCATTAAAATGTTCGGACAAGTCAAACCGTTGGTCGTGGCCGAAGATGGTGAGATCATCGCGGGCAACGGCCTGTACGAAGCTCTGCTCCGCATGGGCTGGGAAACCTGTGACTGCTATGTGATGGCTGGTCTGACCGACGCGCAGAAGAAAAAGCTCATGATGGCCGACAACAAGGTCTATGAACTGGGCTTTACGGATGTTGATGTCATCGAAGAGCTGGTCAAGGAGCTGGACGGGGATGTGGATGTCCCCGGTTGGGACGCTGACCTTTTGGAAATGCTCAACAGCACCGAGGCCGAAGTGGACGAGATCGTGGATTCCTACGGCACATTCCCGCAGGAAGAGGTTTCGGCCATGAACCGCCATCAGGTGGAAGAGCACGTTCCTTATGCGGAAACACCGTCTTATTCGCCCGCCGCTCCTGTGTATAGCGCTCCTTCGACCTCCGCGGCCCCTCAGCGGGCTTCTGTTGCACAAGAGCTGTCTACACCTTCCGAACCGCAAAACACTGCTCCGGTATACGAGAGCCAGTCTCAGCACCGATACATCCGGTGCCCGAAATGCGGCGAGATGATAGAGGTGAGCTGATATGCCGGTGAAAGTAGCAGAAAGCAGCCTGAATGTTTTGCAGGCTGCGAAGATCCGCATCCGCAATGTGTTCGCCAACGGCTGCAAAATCTATCTGTCGTTTTCATCGGGCAAGGACAGCCTGTGCATGGCCAGTCTGGTGTACGACATGATACGCGCCGGCGAAATCAGCGCCAGCCAACTGACGGTGACGTTCATCGACGAGGAAGGGCTTTATCCATCCATGGTGGATGCCGCATACCGCTGGCGGCGCAACTTCCTGTCTGTCGGCGCAAAGTTCCTCTGGTTCTGCCTGCCGTTCAAGCAGGTTTCCGTCATCGACCATCTGTCCAGCTCCGAATCGTGGATAACGTGGGAGCCGGGTAAGGAAAATGTCTGGATGCGCCAGCCGCCTGATTTCGCCATCATGTACAGCCCGTACCTGAGCTATCCCGGCGAGATGAACTATCAGACGTTCTGCGAGAAAGCATTCCGTGACGGCATCCAGTTGGTTGGTCTGCGCACCGCAGAAAGCCTGACCCGGTATAAGTGCATCGCCAACACGAAGATGGACCGCATCGGGAAAGGCGGGAAGTTCTATCCCATCTATGATTGGATGGACAGCGATGTGTGGCTGTACATCAAGCTGCGCAAGCTCCAGTTCCCAGAAATCTATATGCGGCTGTACGAGGCGGGGGTCCGAAAGAACGCCCTCCGCCTGTGTGCATTCTTTGGTGACTGCGGTACGCAGGGGCTTCGGTGGATTGCCGAAACAGACCCCGACCTGTGGGAACGGATACAGAGGCGAGAGCCAAACGCCTATCTGGTCTTGCTCTACTGGGACAGCGAGATGTTCCGGCGCAGCACCCGCAAGCGGCGTGAGCTGGAAGAGGAAACCGAGCAGAAGGACTACAAGGCCCTCTGCAAAGATATCCTGTTCCTCCACCCGGAACGGTACACCATCGCCAAGGACACACTGTCCCACCTGCGAAACTGGCAGGGCTTGTTCATCAAGACCTACGGAATTGCAGAGCAGAAGCACTACAAGACCATGTACGAGGGGCTGCTGTACGGAGATCCCAAGCTGCGCATCCTGCGTATCCTGTGGACCAACATCTACAACGACCACAATGCAGCCATCAAGGAGGCCCAGAATGGAAAGCATTGACTTGTTTGCCCCGCTGAATTCCCTTCAGTGGGTAGAACGTGAGAAAATCCACGCGAATGATTACAACCCCAACAAGGTGTCGGAGGACAACCTGAAGCTGCTGGTGCAGTCCATCCTGACAAACGGCTGGACGCTGCCCATCGTAGTGCGGCCGGACGGAACTATCATTGATGGTTTCCACCGCTGGACCGTATCGGGTAGAGAACCGCTGCTCTCCATGCTGGGCGGGAAGGTGCCGGTCGTGGTCGTTGACCATCACGGGAACGAGGATGCCGATGTGTACGGCACCATCACCCATAACCGCGCCCGTGGCACCCACTTGTTGGAGCCGATGAAGGCCATCGTCAAAAAGCTGCTCGATGAGGGTAAGGATGTGGACGAGATCGGCAAGCAACTGGGGATGAAACCGGAGGAAATCTTCCGCCTGTCCGGCTTTACCCGCGACGAGTTCTTGGACATGATGACGCAGGACCATCCGACGTTCTCCAAGGCCAAAGTAATCAGGAGCGTATAAGCCTGTCCCTTGCCAGCATCCCTGCTGGTGAGGGCTTTTTACTGTCTGGAATAAAGAAAGGAAACATCAAGATGGATTCTAACAACTTTACCGCGTCCGCGATCGCCGCGGTCGTGTGCCTCCACAATGCAAACGCCGAGCTGAAGGGCACTCCGAAAATCGGGGTGACTGATGTGTACGTTGTCTGGAACTGTAAGACCCTCCAGAACAACAAGGCGCTGCTGTCCACAACCGTTCCTGACGGGATGTATTATGAGGCCACCTACAACGGTGACAAGAAGGAACTATATCTGGATGCCTATAAGAAGGTCCAGAACGTGTGCATCGAGGACGAGGGCTAAGCGTGGAACCCCTCACAGATGGGGAAGAAGGTGGTGATGTGCCAAATGAGAAAAATCTGGTGTCAAATGAGCAGCGAACGCCGAATGAACGCCGAGAAAACGCCCGAAAAGCCGGGAAAGCATCTGGTGCAGCCCGTAGGCGAAAAAAGCAGGCCGCCCAATATATGCGGATCCTCATGGAAACCGCTGCGACGGAAGAGCTTGCTCAAAAGTTGCAGGAGCAGGGTTTCGATGAAGAGGACTGCACATATGCTGCTGCACTCGCTTGGAAGATGCTCATGCAGGGTTTGAAGGGCAACGTCAAGGCCGCTTCGCTGGTATATAAAATCGCAGAGCAGGCAGAAGCCGCCGAGGCCGCAGAAAAGGAAAAACGTGCCGCCAAGCGCCGGGCAAAGCAGGAGCAGCAGGAGGCTGCAAGCGACGGTTTCTTAGAAGCTATCGCCGCAGCGGCCGCGAATGCGTTCCCTGCTGGTGATGATTCCGCTATGCTGCCGGAACCGGATGACGAAACGGAGGAGGACGAGGATGCGCCGACTTCGTAGAGCAAAGCCGTTCCAGTGGAAAGCGCTCAGTCAGAAGCAGATGCAAACGCTGGTCTGGTGGTCGCCGCAGAGTGCGTTCTACGACTACGACGGCATCATTGATGATGGAGCTATCCGAAGCGGAAAGACCGTCACCATGGGCTTTTCCTTTGTTTCCTGGGCAATGACCTGTTTTGACGGTGAGAGCTTCGCCCTCTGCGGCAAGACCATCGCCAGCCTGCGCCGCAACGTGCTGGGCGTACTCAAACAGCAGTTGTTGGGCAGGGGATATGAGGTCATCGAGCACCGGGCGGACAACTTCTGGGAGGTGTCCAAAGGCGACAAGAGCAACGAATTCTATTTCTTCGGCGGCAAGGACGAAAGTTCGCAGGATCTGATACAGGGCATCACGCTGGCCGGTGCGTTCTTCGACGAAGTGGCACTGATGCCGGAGAGCTTTGTCAATCAGGCGACCGCCCGTTGCTCCATCACAGGGTCAAAATACTGGTTCAACTGCAACCCGGCGGGTCCACAGCACTGGTTCTACCAGAAGTGGATTCTGCGGTGCAAAAAGCGGCGGCTGGTGTACCTCCACTTCACAATGGAGGACAACCTGACGTTGGATGAACACATCAAAGAGCGATACCGGAACCAGTACACCGGCGTGTTCTACAACCGCTTTATTCTGGGACTGTGGGTCAAGGCCGAGGGTTTGGTTTATCCCATGTTTTCACGGGATAAGCACATTATCCACGAGGAGATACCCTACAATCCCCGGCACCGCTATTATGTGTCCATCGACTACGGCACTCATAACCCCTTTGCTGCTGGGCTGTGGGACTATGACCCGGTGAGCCACCGTGCCATCATGGTGCGAGAGCTGTACTACAAAGGCGGCAGCGCCAACCGTGTGGACAACGAGGCCTACTACAAGATGCTGAAAGCTCTGGTAGGCGGCATAAAAATCGAATACATCATCATCGACCCGTCGGCATCTTCTATGGTGGAAACAATCCAGAAGTATGCCGAGTGGCTGGTGGTCAAGGCTGACAACGACGTGTTGAACGGAATACAGGATGTGACCAAGTACATAAACATGGGCCTCCTGCTGTTCCACGAGAGCTGCAAGGCGACCTTCCGGGAGTTCGAGCAGTATTCGTGGGACGAGGATTCCGACGAGGATGCTGTCATCAAGGAGTTTGACCACTCTATGGACCAAGTCCGATACTTCTGCCGCACGGCGCTGCGGGCAGAATTGAAGTGGGTCGCATGACAGGAAAGGGGGTGAAATGCTGTGAGCATTATTTCCCGCCTATGGGGGAGGATAAAATCAATGTTTGTACGCACTGATGTCGGCAAGGTGTTCGGCGTGGAGCTTATTCAATCGTCCGCAATGAACGCGGCGCTGGAACTTTGGGACAATGTGTCCTCTGAAAAGCCGCCGTGGCGCGATGCCGACGACGATATCAAGCCCTACGGCATGGGCAAGCACATCACCGACTACCGTGCCCGTCTGGTATGTTTGGACATCGGCATTGCGGTGTCCGGTTCACCCAGAGCTGACTATTTGCAGACCATCTGCGACGACCTTATCAAGCGTTTGCCCGATAAGGTGGCCGACGCGGAACGTATGGGCGGCATCGCTATCAAATGGAACGGTGATAGTTGGGACTTTGCCTTGCCGGGAGAGTTCGGCATCGCCAAGCAGGACGGCAATGGCAACATCACGGGGGCCATCTTCGCCGAGTACATCACGCATGGCATGGACCACTACACACGTCTGGAGTACCACCGGTTCAGGGACGGCTTGTATGTCATCACCAACAAGGCATTCCGCAACCGCACGATGGGCAGCGGCCAGTACACGCTGGGCGCAGAAATCCCGCTGACCGAGGTGGACGAGTGGGCGGAGATGCAGCCGGAGGTTCAGATCGAGCAGCTGGAAACCCCGCTGTTTGCTTTTTTTCGTCTGCCTGGTGCCAACATCATCGACCCCACATCCCCGTTGGGAATGTCCGCATTTGCCAACGCCCTGCCTGAATTAGAGGCGTTGGACGTTGCCCTCAGCCGGAAGAACGGCGAGATTGCGGACAGCAAACACATAACTTTTGTTGACCAGGCGGCTATCCAGTACGCCAACGCTCACAACCTCAAACTGCCGCGTTTCATCAAAGGCTTGGGCGTGAGTACTGATAACAGCAAGCCCGTCACCGAACACGTTCCCACCGTACTCACGGATGCCCGCGTCAAAGACATCAACTTTGATTTGTCTATGGCCGGTGTCAAATGCGGCTTCAGCGAGGGCGTCTTTGTCATGGACGGCCAGACCGGCATGATTACGGCCACGCAGGTAGAAAGCGACGACCGCGATACCATCCAGACCATCAAGGCAGACCGCGACGCTCTGCGCAGCGCCATCGAACAGGCCATAAAAGGCGCAGACGCTCTCACAACCCTGCTGGGCGCTGCACCGATTGGCGAGTACGAAACTACCTACAACTTCGGCGACATCACCTATAACTACGAAGAGGACAAGGCCAGCTGGAAGAACTACGCCTCGCAGGGCTGGATTCCACTCTGGCTGTACTTCACGAAGTTCGAGGGCATGAGCGAAGAAGAGGCCAAGAAGATGGTCGCAGAGGCCAAAGCAGCCGAAAAGGAAAAGGGCCTGTTCGACGAGGAATAACCGGAAGGGGGCTGCTCCATGCTGACACCGCAGCAGATCACCGAACTGGCCGAAACGCTGTATCCGGCGCTGGACGACCTGAACCGGTGGATAACGCTGGACATGATACAGCGCTTCATGGCACGTCTTGGCCGTGGAGAGGACGCTGTACTGTCCGGGACAGATCAGTGGCAAGCTGAGGTATACCAAGCGGCGGGCGGCCATTTGGAGGAACTGCAAAAGAAGCTGAAGCTGTTCACGAAGCAGTCTGACGCCGAAATCGCGGCTATCTTTGAAGATGCAGCGGTCAAGGCGTGGGCTGCGGATTGCGCTGTTTATGCAGCAGCCGGTCATGATGTGCAGCCTTTGGCTCTGTCCAGCCGCATGGTGCGCATCTTGCAAGATGCCTACACCCGCACACAGGGCGAGGCGCACAACTTCACCCGCACCACGGCCAGCGCATCGCAGAAGCGGTTTTTTAAGGTGCTGGACGAGGCGCATTTCAAGGTCATTACTGGCGCGCAGTCCTACACGGCAGCAGTACAGGAGGGCGTGGACGAACTGGTAAAGCACCAGACGCACGTTGTCTATCCGACCGGCCACCGGGACACCATCGAGACCGCCGTGCTGCGGGCAGTCCGCACCGGTATCAGTCAGGCCACTGGTAACATGACCATGCAGGGCATGATAGACCACGACTGGGACATCATCCGCGTATCTGCCCATCGGGGCGCACGGTACGGCGACGGCGGGCAAAACCCCGGCAACCACTTCTGGTGGCAGGGCAAGCTGTACAGCCGCACCGGGCGAACGCCGGGCCTCCCGCTCTTTGTCGAGGCGACCGGCTACGGAACTGGCGAGGGACTGGGCGGCTACAACTGCCGCCACAGCTTCGGCCCCGGCGACCCAAACCACAATCCTTTCCAAGATTTCGACGAGGAAGAAAACCGCAGGGTCTATGACCTCACGCAGAAGCAGCGGGCGAAAGAA